TTATTATATATCTTATTTTTTGGCCTGGCGAAAAAAATCAAGACTTAAAGCAGCCGACTCCTGCTTGATGTTCCCAGGTTAGTAATCCAGATCTAGGAGCGGTTGTGCTGACGCATACTCCCCAATCCGAATCTCGATTGTTACTAGTTTCTTTATCGTATAGGGGTTTCCAAAAAATACATCCGTTACTACAATCTGGATAATATGTCTCAGCATCCTCCCATCTATTAACTTTGCCGCCGTAATCAGTATAGTCTGTGGGAAGTACTTTAACTATCTGCCAACGAAAATCGTTATCCATTACTTTTTACTCTTTTTAGTTTTCTTAGTCTTCTTAACAGGCTTTTTAATTTTGGGTTTCTTTTTATCGGCAACGGCTTCTTTAATTTTCTTTTCAACTAGTTTCTTTTTAGGAATAGGAGCATCATTAATATTTTTAACGATAATACTATCTAAATAAACTTCTCCGAAGGACATAGTCCATCGTCCATGTACAGTGAGTATATACCATCCTTGACTATCTTTGATCTCAAATCCTGCTGAAATTAATCGAGATTTAAGGTCTTGTAAACAGTTAATACCAATCATCGATCAACCCTAACCCACTCATCGTGGCAGCGTCGTTCTACAACTATATGTCCCCATTGGTCGTAGACATATCGACCGTCACGGTCCACAACTAGGAAATCATTGCAGACCGAGATGCGGCGAACTTCTTCTTCGTCATTGTCGTAGTAGTGATCGTTAACTTTGTGTGCAATAATCCCGCCCAAAACTAAACCACCCACAAATTCACCCCAACCAAAATGGCCGCCACGATCATGCCATTCACGATGTTCTCTTTCGTGGCGGTGATCTCCTGGATCGGCTTGTGCTGCTACAACTGGAATTAATAAAGCAGCAATTAGTATTAACTTTTTCATAAGATACCTCACTCGTTTGATGGCTCAGCGTTTCTTGGAATACGATTGATTTTAACACTAGTAGGAGCAAAATACTTTTCTACTACTGCTACCACATCGTGGCTGGCAAAATCCTTGCAGCTGAACACGTTGAGATAACCGTCACCGCTGTCATTGCAGAAGTGAGCGACGATGTTGCTGGTCTCAATCAATTGCACCAAAGTAAATCCCTGCTTGTTGCCTGCACCAAATTCAACAACCCATGGTTCGCCAAATGCTACCATGTCAATACGCTCGACTAGCTCTCTGGCAAAATTTTCAATATTTGTTTTATCTGAGACCTTTGACTTGTCACAAGCGTAACAGTCCAGCATCACTTCAATTCCCCATGTATTCATTTTTATTAAATTCCTTATAGTTAGAAAAGTTTGGCACCCGAAGGTGCCAAACGGTTACTTATTTAACAAGGTGTTTCCTACCTCGGCATAGAAGTTTTTAGGCTGCTAATGCGTATGCGCTATCGTTTGCATTTACGTTTTTATGCTGATTGGGTCAGTCATCTCACCGGTAGCCCTTTGCCTATTACCCACTCTGTCGAAACTACGCACCCCCATAGAGAACACTAACAATCATTAGTGTTCGTAAATTGGTGGAAGTGGGGGAGAGTCGCACTCCCCGTCCAGACCGTCTTTACTTAAGAGTTTACTACCATTATCAATTAATTCTGTTTTCTTTCTTTTCAATATTATAACACGCTTCACCGCAATGTGTACAGAATAATTTCTTCGGAATCCAATTATCCATACTGGCAATGCTCCACCAGCCTTTGCACTTGCCGCAGGTAAAATGCCAAATAGTTTCTTTATCTACTCGGATCTCCATAGCAGGACTCCTTTTGTTTTATTTATTAGGTTTTACTAGGGCGCCGAATACTATCGGCAAACACATTAATAGATCCAGTTTGAATCGGAATTTTGGTCGTGTCATCGCCAGCACGGGCTACTGGTTTATTTTCTACAAATACAGTAGTATCTCCTTGTATCACAGTGCTACCCGATAATGTCACAGATCCGGCGTGAGCAGTTTTCTTTTTATTAGTAAAAACTGTATTCGCGCCGCTGGCTATACTAGCATCAGCACGATCTAACTCCACCCGAGCCACCGCTCGGTATTTGGGAGAATTAGCCATCTTATACTATGGGAGGTGGAGGCTCTGGAGCCCAACCGGGATCTATTTGGATTCTGACTGCTGACAATTCTGCTTCTGTTGCCTTTACAGTTTCAGGTACTTCAGCTGCTTTTCTAAATAATTTATTAATGTTAAATTGCCCCAGTATATTTTTAATAAATGCCTCAGCATGTGTCACCAACCAACTATTAGCAATATAATTTTCTAATCTACTAAACATTCCCGTTGATACTGCATTTATTTGTGCAGATACTGCCGACGATGTGTGTATTTCACTAGAATTTTTTACCGTTGATACTAATGTTTCTTTAAATGACGGCTCAGGTTGTGGTTCAATATCATTTCTTTTTAATGCAGCGATGGATTCTCTCTGCTGAAAGTTATTATGTTTAAGTTGATCAGCAACGGCAATACTATGAGTACTTTCAAACTGATTAATAGCCAATCCCATTTGTTGCACACAACTAGAAAGTGATTCCGTAGCCAGTTGTTGATCAGTCATTTTTCCCTGCATGACTGCTACGTTATCGCTAATGCGACTCAATTGTTGTACTATACCTGCAAGTTGGTTAGCAGGAGATCCTGGAATGGCAAATGCTGCCGGCCCAAACGCTAGTTCAAACGCTGCTAATTGTGCGGTTAGCCCACTTGTAACAGCCGCAGTCAATGCCACCAATTCCGGAGTATTATCTGGGAATGTTATAACACCGTTGGTTGTACCCGATAACACGCTTACAACTGGAATACTCATATTAAATCTCCTAACATATAATCTTATTTACCACCGGTTAATTTGCCAGAGCAATTCCTGTAGTAGTCTGTGTATAAAGATCTGCTGCACCTTTTACTGTGGCTAATGGTCCTACCAAAATTGCATGTTTGGCAAAAGATATTGTTTCCGAGTCCGATGTGAATATAAACGGAGCCAATGTTGCTCCTTTGGCAGTGCTAACTAACGCACGGGGCCTATTAAGAATGAGAAACTTCTCATTATCTTCCACTAGTTTTCCAACAATTTCTTCACCGGCAGTGGTGCGTATAGTTACAATTTCGTCTACCGCTGCACCTTTATTAATTAACATTATTTTTCCTCTTGTTTATCTGGTAGCTGACATAGAGCTTCCAGTGTTTTGTAATGATCGTATGCTTTCTTTAGTGCATCAAAATGTTCTAGTTTTTCCATGTTAGGAGTCAAAATTGCCAATCTTTCTTCAATCTTGCCCAATAAGTTACCTAGACTGCGACCCTGCCACTTAATGTCACCGTGAAACTCGGCATCACTATTAAAAGTTGCAATGCTACTAGTTCCCGCAGTTGTCCATGATGTTGTCGAAGGACCTGCTGCGCCATTAGCCCCCATCGACGACCCAAAAGTTATAGTAGCACCCTGCGGGCCTATGGGAGTAGCATATCCGCCATTGGGAATAGTAATATAATTATTTGTATAATCAACATCTGGTGCCTGATATGAGGAATATAAATTAGATGAGTTTGAATCCATATTACTTGTTCTTTTTAATAATTCAATAATATCTTCATTTTCGAAATGATCATTTTCGGAAACATTTTCTTTAAATTGTTCAGGCTTAACATTGGCCAATGCTGATTTAAGTTTTTCTAAATTATTGTCCATCAAAATAAGCCTTAAGTTCTGTATATCCGCCAATTAATTTATCATCTAAAAATATCTGGGGAACTGTTCTAGCATTTGGAACTGCTGCCAATAAATCTTCTTTAAGATATCCATCTCCGATTTTGCGTTCTTCAAATTCGATACCTCGATTTTTTAACAAAGACTTAGCTTGCTCACAATAAGGGCAGGCACTTTTACTCCACACAATCGCTTTCATTTCTATTATCCTTATAGGTCTGGTAATTCGTCGTGGCTGACAGCGTCACTCATAACTCCTATCACATAGTTCGTACTTTCATTTTCCTGTAATGCTGTCTGTTTCTTATTAATATCCACGTGGCGGTTAAACCAAGGAATAGGACTGCTGCGAGGATGATCTTCTAGATACTTAATACCGATATCTTTAAGTCTAGTAAACGCTGTATAATCTACAAAGTCCTTAAGAATTTGAGAATTTAATCCAATTACAACACCTTTACTAAACAAGTATTCTGCCCAGGCTTTTTCTTCCTTAATAACTTCCATATACATAGCATATACTTCGGTTCGGCATTCTTCTACTAGATTAGCAAAATCCGCATCGTCTTTAACCACATTATTAATTATCCATGCAGTCCACTCAGTGTGTAATAATTCGTCCTGTAAAATCAAACTAATAATATTGCCATTGCCCATGTAGATTTTGTTTTCTACCATGGCCAAACTAGTGGCAAAACTAACCATAAAACGGAAGGCTTCCAGTGCATAACTAGCGTGTAAGGCTAGCCAAATTGCTCTTTTGTGATTTTTAATATCAATTTTTTCACCTAACTCCTTGCGGCAATTAAGAATATGTAGATCTTCGTAGTAACGTCCAATATTTGCGGCCATTTCTACAATTTCTTTTGTCTCGTGAATCTTGTTAAATTCCTCTTTAGGCACACCATATACATTACGAATAATGTGACTATATGATTTGCTGTGAATATTGGTTTCGAAAAAACTCCAGACATTGACTAATGATTCCATTTCTGGAACACTGACCACCGGACTAAAGATTTGGGTAGGTGCACGCCCCTGAATGCTATCCAATGCGGTTTGTCTTAGTAAATTACTGGTAAAGATATGTTTAACGGCATCGCTGGCTTCTTTATGATCAATCTTATCTTTGGTAAGACTGATCTCTTCTGGAACCCAAAAGTATCCTCGCTGTAGTTCTTCAAACTTAGCAATCTTGGGAAAACGAAATTCTTCAAATCTCTGTACAGTAACTACGCCATCTAAAAACATTTTTCTTTTTAGATAATTCGTAGGTGATGATAGATTATATTGTTCTTTGCTCATTTTTTTCTCACTTTATAATTTGCAGGCTTCGCAGGAGTCGTCGTCATCGTATACAGTAACAGGCTGTGATAACACAAGTCGATCACTCTGTGTATCTAATACATTCTTAGCGCCTACTTTATCAATTAGACTATAATATATGGTCTTCAAACCCCACTTATATGCCAACATTAAATTCTTGGCAATCAGGGTTCCTGGAACTTTACCATCTTTAAAATGTTTCGGTGAGTAAAAAGTATTAGTACTTAAACTCTGGTCGATATATGCTGCCAAAACCGCCGCAGTCTTAAGATAAGCTACGCAATCGGTTTGATCCCACATTAGTTGATACTTATTTTTCAATCTACGATATTCCGGTACTACTTGTACAAATGATCCGGCCTTACTTTCCTTAACTGAAATCAATTCCATAGGCATTTCAATACCATTAGTGCTGTTTAATACAACACTACTGGATTCCACGGGAGCAACAGCCATTAGTGTAGCATTACGGATTCCGTGTGTTTTCATCTTAGCTCGCAACGTTTCCCAATTTAGGCTGGGAGTAAAATCTGTTAATTCGTCCACACCTTTGCTTCGACGTTCCCAAGGAAATATGCCGCGTCCATAATATGTATGGTCGTTGCGGGCACAAGCACCACGTTCTGCTGCTAATTCTACACTAGTTTCAGTTAGATAATATGCTTGGTGCTCCATCCAACGCTTAACTTCTGCTAATGCATCGGGTTCTCCATACTTT